TCGTTTGTGCCCTTTAATCCAATAGTGCCTTTTATTACCTAGGCCGGGACTAACAGTAGTACACAATAGCCATTGTAACTTTGGATGTCGGCCTAGATCAAAAAAGTTTATGTTTACACGATCGTTATGTGCCCTGAGATACCATTCCTGAAGTTCAGGGCTACCTTCAACATTACAACCCCATTTGAGCATTAGGTATGTGCTGAACTTTTTACGCTCTTCGGCAGTTAGGTTATCGTAGAACTTTCGATTTTTAGAATCAAAAGCTCTCATTTCTGTGGCTATGTCTAGATTACTCATAGTATGTATTCTACTACCATGCTTTACTAAAGTCAATTACTTCGCTGACACGACTAATTTCTTTGACAAAGAAAACACACAAGGGCTTCTCAACATCTGATTCTACTGGTACAGCCAACATCTGTCCCGGCTTGAGTTTAGGAAAATACCATTTAACATCTTGATAGATGTCCACTATTTCAACTAAGTGAAACTCAGGTCTGAAACTGCTGATTGGATTAAAGCAAAAAGCACTGAATCCCCGATCGTTGATGCTGGTCAGCGGAACCACTTCAAGGTCACCAAGATCTGGTTCTCCTATCAACAATTGCCAGTCTACCGGCATCTTAACTGTCCACGGACCAATTTTAAGTACCAGTGCTGGACTGTTAAAACTCTCAAGAAATATTAAGGGTATATAAAAGTAATCTGGGTTCTTAGGGTCCGAGTTGTCTAGCACACAAAAACGAAGATTATCGATTTCGTCGGGAATCTCGTTCATGTCATATGCTTGGTTTGTGTCTAAATTTAATATTCTTGACATTATAAATATTCTACCTTTTCAAGTGTAAAGGGGTAATTAGCCTCCTTATAAAAATGTTTTCTCTGTGTTAGATGTCTCTTGGCGAATTTGCACGACGAGGTAATATCCCAGATCTGGACAAAGTCCTTATCCTCTGCCTTACGGATTCCCCGTCCAATGCTTTGGATAACCCTAACAAAGCTCTTTCCGGGCTCCAGAAGAACCAGATTAAAAATCCTAGGAATATTAATACCCACAGCGGCCACACCGTAAGTCGCCACAATAATCTTATCGCTAGATTCCGCCACTTCATCATAATGCTCCTGTCTTTCTGTGCCTTTGGTTGCTCCGGATACAAATACTGCTCGATCGCCCAATCGTTCGACTAGTGCTTTTCCAGCGGCTACACGATCAACTAATATAAGTGTATTGCCACTGTCTACAATTCTTTGAATCATTCCGGCAATATGATCCAATCTTTTTTCGGACTCTAACAGGAATTTAAGTTCGCTTTGATAGTTGCTGTATTCGGCATGATCAATCAGTTGTAGTACATTGACATGGCACTGTGCCAGCACACCCTGTTCCTGTAGTTGGCTGGCACTGAGTTTACCTATAACGCCACCAAGACTGCAGAACAGAGCTAGATATTCATAACGCTCTTTGGGTATAGTTCCAGTAAGACCCCAACGAATTGGAATTTGACTCATTACTCCGGTTAGAAGAGTTTTCAATGCATCGGCTTTGGCCATATGCACTTCGTCAACAATTACGCAGACAACATCTTCAAGAAATTGCTGTATTGTAATGACAGAATCGCCAGATTTTGTATTTTTTAAAAGTACATTTAGACTCTGCCATGTACATATTGTGTGCTGATGACCAAATTCTTTTCTGTCACCATAGTAGACGCCAACATCTAGACCCAGGTTAATGTAGTCTTTTTCAGTTTGCGTTACCAGACTTTTATTAGGCACAATAACAATACTACGACCGTGTGCTTCCACAGAATGGCTTAGTGCCGCTGTCATAATTGTTTTGCCTGCACCGGTGGCAACTTCTTGAATACAATGTGGAGTCTGCAGAAATCTATTGATAACCTCAACCTGATAATCACGCAAGGATATGGGTTCGCCGGCGTTAGGATGGCCTTTGGGCCAAACTTTATTCTTAAAAGTATTAGAGTCAACTTCTAAGAAGTCAAATTTTGTTTGGTAAGTTCTAGTATCTTCAAGATTTATATCGTAGCCTCGTTGATCTAGATATTCTAAAATTTCAGGCAGCAGGTTAATGTAGGTACTACCACTTAATTGAAAGAAGCTGACCTTGCCGTCCCAACGACCAAGACGAACCGCAGGCAAATACCTGGCGCCAGGTATTTCAAATTTATATCTATTAACAAGTTCTTTACGATCGACTAATTCAAGACCTTTGATCTTTACATTAACTTCGTCGTGTATTTCTAGTAAGCATTCTCTCATATAGTATTATTGTTAGAAGCATATTTTATTACAACATCGGTGCAATATACAACCTTATCGGACTGTTGCTTTAGATGTTGTTTTTTTGGGCCTATCATCAATGATGTCATGGTAATCAACAGAGGAATTCTATCAGACCAGCTGGTTTGCCAATTATTTAGATAGATGCACCTCTTGCCATTGATATCTAATTTTCTCTGCTTGGCTCCGACTTCTAAAAGTTCTTCTTTAGAAAAATAACTTCTAAGAAAGTGAATTATTTTTCCGACATTGACATCTACATTTTCAAGAACATAAATTGGCCAACGGTCGGTAAGATTAGCATAATTTATAATATCAGCAATTCCAAGTCCGTCGTCCAAAGGAATATGCACTTCTCTCTTTTTCAACAACATATTTTGATTGGTGTTGTTTGTTTGATCGAGTTCTGCTGAAATTTCATCAGACACTTCGTAGCCTAGGATGCTACTTTGGTCAACTAGTTTTAATAAATTATCGTCGCCAAATCCTCCTAGACTGTCAACAATGTAATCATTTAAAGTCTGCTCGGCATTACGAATTTGTAACTGTCCGTTGACTCTTTCTAGTACAATCTGATATGTTTTTTCTTCTTCTGCATTCACCGATTTAATCAATGCAGAAACAGATTCTTCAATGTCAAACTGATATTTATTTACTAGACCGTCGATCCATTTTAGTCTTGGTTCGGTAATCGACAGTAGCCAAACTCGTTGCTCTCTGTCAAATCGAATTTGTCCGTGAACATTTTTTCCGCTTTCCTTAATATCATCGATCATTTTTGAATCATAGGGAAATCGAAGTTGAATTTGATTTCCTACCAGTTTAATAGATCTGCTACGATCAACAGATCTAACTGGAATCCTATAGTGTCCGTTATCTTCGTGAAATCCTATGTCGATGTCATACTTGGCAAACTGTCTTTTGTATTTGACCACTAGTTTATGTGCCAACAGTGCCTGCTTGTCTGTATAGCCGACACCTCTGTTGGTTTGCTCAGCTAAACTACCTAAGATCTGTACATCATATCTGGCCAGACTAAAACTCATATTCTTACCTTTTAGTCCTACATAGCCGGCTAAAATTTCTATATAATCTTCGATATAGGGTAGAATTTTTTTCTGCATAGATTTGAGTATAACTGATTTATTTTAAAAAGTCAAAAAAAATACCCAGCCTGGCTGGGTATTAAAGTTCAGCAATGAAGCTGAACAGGAGCTATCAAAAATTGCTGTCAAAGACTTTTGTTTCCGGTGTAGCCAGGCCGGCCAACATCTGATATTGATCCCAAGCATGTTTAACTGTTGGATTGTTGTCGTGGTCTTCAGGAAGCAACATGGTTTCTAGCCAGTAATAGGGCAACCTACCAGGGTTTGCACCAAATTGTCTAGGTTGATGCAGTCTTCCTGTAGACTTTAACCCGATGCAAATATCCCTGACAGCCTGTTCATCCTCTGCAGGAATCTGCGACCATTCGGGCATGGACCAAATATTGGCGTAGGAATGATAGCCTCTCCAGATACTAGACCACTGTTGATCGTCATCAGGATCAAAATCGGTCCTGGCAATAACTACCAGAATTTCATCGAGTGCAACTCGGCCCTCGTATATATCTCGAACACACCTACTCAGACTTAGTCCTATTTTCATTGGTATTCTCCGTTTCGTACTGTACAAGTAAACGATGCAGTGGGTCCATTTGTTTACTAAACACTTCTGGAACTCCCCTAGCGGCTGCTTCCATATCCCAACCAGTTGGATAATGCCTTAGACAAAATTGTGCATTATCTCTGACTTTACTAGGCAATCTAGGATAAACCTTAGGGTCTAGTAGATCTAGTAAAAATTCTCTAGTCTGCCATACCGCACGAAATCTTTCGTCAGGTAATGTCATGTTCAGCTTTCCACTTTAGAGCCTTGGCTTTTGCACCTTCAGGATCGCGGCGGAATTCGTCAATGGCGTGTTTCAATGCTTCTTCAACAAACTGATTAAAAGTCATATCACGCTCGTGTGCGGCCAACATGATTTTCAGTAACTCGCCGTCTGGAATATCTAAAGGAATAGTAATACGGTCATCGTAC